GCCATACCAAACGCGCCAGCAAGATTTGCCGTATTCTGGAAGCCAGCCTGCTGCATCGGCGTAAACGCTGCGACTTCTGGCCCATAATACGGCACATAACCAAGCTGCGAAATGTCTTCTGCTTTGTTGAGATTTCGCTGCGCGGCAACCTCAATATATTCAGGGATTTCTGTTTGCGACGAGGATGAACCGCCTTTTCCGCCTGACATTAGAGTATCTCCTTGACGTATGAGGCGTGCAGCGCCTTCCAGCCATGTTTTTTTAACGGTTTTTTCCAGCCGAAACGGCCCGACATTGTTAGCGCACTGCAGCCTTGCAGTTTAGCCCATTCTATCACGTCGCTGTGCATATCCAAAATTTGGTCTATCTCACCGCCGCCTAAGAAAATGTTCAAAACACGCTTTTGCGGATATACCACAATTTCAGTCACAAGGCATCCCCTTGGCGTGGGCCATAGCTGAAGCGTTTGCTTGTAAATACCTTCGGCGATGTCGATGAAGTCATGTGTTCCGCCAGAATATTCTAATGCAGCCTCTATCCATTCCCGACACCGCGAGAGTTCACTTTCGAGATTTTCGTTATTCATGTACCCTCGCGATGGTGATTGTTGCCGCAGGCGCTGCGGGCGAGAATGATGTAGCAGCAGAGGCGTCTAGGAACCCAGAAGTGTCATCAACTGCCCAAAACGCCTCAATGTAATCATTAGCAGCCAAAGTCAAAACAGCGGTGCGCGTGATAATCGTCGTGGCATTGTTCTGATGCAGGGCCGCAACCATTGTCTGTTTTTCTACGTTGGTGCCGTTCTTTTTGGGCCAAAAGTAGAAGTTCACAGTGCTGGCGCTGGAACTTGCGATCTGCGCAGAAAACGAAAGGATGTATTCGCCAGCCTCAGAAAAAACGATCCGCGAAGTTGGCGTGCCGCGAGAAATGCGCTCTGATCCATTGTCAGTAAATGTCAGTGCGTATGCCGTATCTGCGGCTGCCGCTGTTACGTCAGCGTCTATCGAGCCGTGGAAGAACCCGCCAGACATGACGATCTGACGCCACTCGTTGTTATACGAGATCGTCGGCCAGCCGTTCCCACGGTCCCACATTAGCTGCGCGTCTTCAGCGGCGCTTTCATCGCCTGTCTGCTGCACAAGCGGGACGCGGATTTGCGCAAGATGCTGCATCAATCGCCTAGCCCATGTCTGCCAGTCGTTGCCTGTGGGTTCTGGAGCGCGGTTATCAAGCCGATTAATACCTACGCGCCAGTCACCAAGATTAACGCCAGAAACACGCATCCGAACCTGCCGTCCTGTAAACCTCAACGACGTCGGGTTCGACATGCTATATGGCCCATACGAACGCTCAGTCCCGTTTGGGTGGAACCTTGTCTTAAATGTAACGTCAACGTCACCCTGCGTTTTCTCGTCTGGAAGCATCTCAACTACCGAAGCAACACTATCCCCTGCTCCCAAAAGAATTGGCCCGGTTTCGGCAAATGGCGACAGTGAATCATAATCAAAACCAACCTCATGCTCATATATTTTGTAATCACCAGCGCCTGCTAATATTGGCTGCTTGAAGGCTCCGCGATCAACACCGGCGGTACGCGCCAAATTCCCTGTATACCAAGTATTCTCAACGTAGTTGTAGACGACATATCTATCATTTTCGGTAGATTCTTCAGATGGATAATACCACCAAATTTCACCAAAAATGCTGTTTGGCACAGCACAAGTTTTACTGATTTGGGCGCGATTCATGCCGCCAAAAACATAGTCGGCGACGTCAGACTGCAATTCCTGTACTCTGCCGCCTGTATATGTGTAGAAGGCATGAGGCCCCATCCACACAGCCCCGGTGTCAACCACAGCCACAGCCTCGTTGGCTGCGAGGCCACATGACGAACCTACCCGCTCAAAACCATACACATACGGCGGGCCAACGTAGTTAGCGACATGCGCGTCAGTGCTTGTGAGCAGCAACGTCTGGCCCCGAACATTTACGCCCTTCATTAGCTGGCCATTGCTGTTTACTTCAAGCTGCCCAGCTTCGTTTGTTGCCGCTGCTGTCCACGTCGTGTTGTCTTCACGATCAGACCACTGAACTAAGCGCGGATTGCCGCCAGCCCCAAGGCAAAACAGAAACCGTTCTTCCGTAACAACGATGCTCTGGTTGCCAGTTGGCGCGGCAGATATAAGCGCTGCGGGCGTACCCGTGTTTAATTCCCATTGATAAACTTTGCCGTCATCCTCAGTGCACCCGACCAAGTTCTCCCCGAACGTGTCTAGCGACCAAGACGTCGCCGGTTGCGTGCGGACTGTGTCAGGACGCGCTAAACCATATGCGTAATTGCCGTAGAGGTTGCCTCCATAGCCGATGAACGCTACCGCATCCTCTCGCCCATCAGTAAACGACGTTGGCGTGATATCAAAGCGGACGCCAGCTTGGCTCCAGACATAAAGTTTATTGTATGTCCCGCCGACGATCCATCTGTCGTCACTATTGTCTATCCAAGAGACCATACCCCTGATTGTTGCATTAGCGGCGGTATCAGACCGTGTGCGCCAGCCCCCAACCGGGCGCAAGGTTCCATCCACCCAGCGCACTAAATTTGCGTCACGCCAACGGCCCTGAGACTGCAAGTCTGTTCCGTTTCGGTAAACGCCCGCAGGGATATCAAGCGGGATAAGAGTCATAATGTCCTCAAAACGCGATACTGCAACTTGGTAAGCGGCACGGCGTTACTCCGCATCCCACGGGTTGCCGCTGGCGGTCACCGGATTCTGCTGGGCGTTGATGTCCGTAGCCAGTGCAGCTTCAGTGTCCGTTAGGTTGATTTGATCCCAGACCCAACCCTCCGCCATCGCCTCGGTGACATCCGCGTAAGCTACGAAATCTGGGCTTGACGGGTCTGGCGTTAGGAAGATGCTACCATCTTCAATTGCCTTATAGGTGGTTTCGCCAACAGTCTCAGAAGCAGTGCAGCGCCAAATGATCGCGTTGATGCCGCCTGTTGCGATGTCGTGCTCGCAAGTAAAAATTTGCCAGTTGTATGCAATTGCCATTTTATTCCTCCTCTTCTGCTTGTTTCTCTGGCTCGGTGATTACTCTGCCTGCTGCATCTGTCCAGCCGGTGTCTAGCATGTGCTGGTCGTGGCGCTCGCCAATCACAAGCCATGACACAGTATCTGCGCAGCTTGCGTCTTGTGCTTCAATAGTCAGAGTGTTGCCAGAAACAGAACCTCGCACCGCCGTCCATCCGTCTTCATTAGAAGTGAAGCACTGGATGTTGCCATTCAGCGCGACGAATGTCCCCTCTGTCATGCGGCCAGCATTGTCCAGATTGACCGTTGCAGCACCAGCGACAAGCGAGACTTTCCCGCGATAGATGTTGTCGGCTTGGGGAGCCTCTACGAAGCTGTGGACGAGGTGGTGAGATTCGGGCTTCAGCGGGTGATCAATCTTGAACGAGCCGGAGCCTTTTGATAGCGCACCAGCAATATCAACATTGCCTGTGTCTCTCACAGTGATGCCAGTAGTACCAGTAACTTTTAGCAACAGCTTAGGTTCGCTGCCTTCAGCGTTTATGTCAGTGTTGATCACTAGATTTCCGACGCCGGAGTTGGCGTCAATCTCATGATCTACCCCTGTGCTTGTGTCCGTCATTCTGATGTAGGGGTCCGCTGCGGCCATAGTTACAGCGCCCGTAATATCAACCCCGCTGCTTGAGGTGTTCAGCTTTTCTGAGCCGTAGTAGAAAAGCTGGGCTTCACCAGAAGAACCGTCGGCCTTGAAGTAAGTTGCTGTTCCGCCTGAGCCGTTATCCGACTGGATGTTGACGTCTCGGTCGTCGGCGAGGTTACGGATAAGCAGATCGTTCGTATTGTTACGGATGTCGCCGTTGCTACCGTTATGCTCTAGGATCAAATCGTTGCCAGCACCAAAGCGCAGCTCATCGTTGTCGCCTAGGGAGACGTTGCCGCTGAAGCTGCCGGTCGTGCCGCTAATGGCTGCGGGCGTTGAGCCACCGATAACCGTGCCGTCAATGGTGCCAGAATTGATATCAATTCCAGTTACCGGCGTAGTGCCGTCAAGCAAATCATCGACGCTGTCGAGATTGCTGTTGATCTTGGTTCCCCAAGTATCTTCTGAGGCACCAACTTCTGGTTTAGTCAGGCCATAGGTCGTTGTTGTAGTATCAGCCATCCGATTTGCTCCTATGCGGCTTCAGCCCACGTTTCGCTTGTGGCCGAGGCTTCAATCCAA